TTGCACAGAAGGAAGAGGTCGTCTCCTGCAGCGCCTGCAAAGGGCTTGACAGCTAAGTTGCGCGTGTAGTATTTGGCATACAGTACCGAACGAATCGTGTTGCCGAGAGTGGTTAGGGGGTCACCAGAAGCCATCGTTCCTGTAAGGGTGATGGGTACGTAATCCCTACGGTCCGCGCGAGCGTACCTGAATTACGTGATCTCATTATTGCTCCATCTTGTCTCAGTAGATGGTGGGGCGGCAATGAAAACAACACGGGTGTAATCAGTGACGGCGTTAATGAAGCGCTCAGCGGCTTGGGACGGTGTTAATCCTCTTACGAGGTTGTCAGGTAGCGCAAACAAACTAGTTAACCAGGGTTTGAGTGCTCTCCACATCGGTGACTCGGCGTAACGCCTTTGGAGTTCTTCCTGAGTGGAATCAAATGATCCACCATCTAGTGAGACGGTGCTATCATCAGTCATGTGCTACATGATCAAATCGCACAGTTATTCGGAAGTCTTGCCTTGAATAAAACTGGGCTCCACAACTCCTAAACACGGGAAGAGTTGTGACTGTACGGCTGCCATAATCATATACCCATAACCGATGGGTACCATGACGTTGCGTGGGCGTGAAGAGTGTATCAAGTACGTCTCACCACCTGGCTCGTATTTAGTGGTAGATGTGTAGTACACCTCACCACTCTTTACCATTGCCTTAAACGGACCGCATTCTAGAATTTGGTTGCTCAAAGCGTGTTAGATACCACGCAGGTATTTCTTACACTTGGTGGGATCGTGTTCGAATGCTCGCGGAGGGTAAGTCTTGAAGCTTACAGGCTCGGGGAGTTGTATTCGATCGAAAACATCGATCCAGTATTTTTCGCAGAACACTTTAAACTGGTCAAGCTCAGTAGCTGGAGCATTGGCAGACAGATGCCTGTGTAGGGCAGCGTAGGAGTTGCAGAAAGGTTTCTTCGACCATTCGAATTCATGGAGCGGAGATTAAGATCCGTCCGTGTCTGCGTAGCGTCCTGTGCCTACAGAGGTGTGACCCGTCCTCACCGCTTAATTGGCGAGGGGTCCGAGCGTTTCCCAAACTAGTCTCCTCTTCATCTTGCAGTACCTTGAGGCATGCAGAGGAAACTCGAGAGCCAGTTTGTAGAGAACGCCCACGTTATGGTAGGTGTCGTCACTTATGACTCAAGGGTTCTGGGGTGTCGGTTCTACCGGTTTCTTGGACATGTAGTAATCCACTCGGGCTAGCGTAGATGCTGGTGCGCGCGACGGAAGTTT